TTATATAAAATTCACCAATAATTTAATGTTATTATATTCATCTAGCTTTACATTTTCGCTACTCTTAATAGCACTAAAATAATTACTATATATAGCTATAATTTTTTTAAATTCTCTTTTCCCGTTAATTATTTGATAAGACTTATCTAAATAGTATTTAGTTCCAGATTTTACCACGTTTCCATCAATATCTAAATTAAATATTTTTTCTTCTTGAAAATCATTATAATTTAGATATGTGCTTAAACCTTCAGCAGATTTAACTTCTCTATTAAACTCTTGCAACTCAACTATTTTACATTCAATAACTTCGACAAAGTCTTCGCTTCTTCCTATTGATTGTAGATTGAAAATATTATTTTCTATATCTTTTAGAGTCTGTTCATCAGATTTTATATGCAGTATTAGAAAAATATTGTTTAAAAGCTCATAGAACATTGGCTTTTTTACTATAGTTCTAAATTGACTATAAAGTCTTGAATAGTTTTCTTCTTCAAACTTTTTAAATTCTTCTTTGTATTTTTTTTCTTCAATTCTTATTTTTTTTAACTCATCTTTATCAGATAATTCTTTTTTTCTTGTTTTAAATTCTTCAGTTTTTATTTTATTTTCCTTGTCTAGTTTTTCTTTTAAAACTTTTAAATTCTTAAATTCTTCTAACAGTTCTCTGTTCTTAACTTTTATATTTTTTTCAGTTATGAAATTAGCATTATCATCCACTGCTTCTGCAACTTCTGTATAAGCATTAGAAATAGTGTCAGGCCACGCCATTTTTACAAGTGTTCCTCTGTCTGAGATAGAGTTTAAAACAGTTATATTCTTATACATATCTTTAGACACTGCTTCAAAATTTCCTTGAATGCTTATATCCATAGAATGATAATCAGTATATCCACATATATTGTGTAGTGCTCCTATGATTGTTGCAGGGATAGGCAAAGGATAAGTCATTTTATTATCTATGGTCCCTGCTTTTCTATAGTTTGCTGAACTTTGTTTTAATACAATTCTTAAGACTTTCATAATGTCCTCCTTTTTTTATAACAAAAGAAAGACAATTAAATTTATTAATCATCTTTCTTTTTTTCTTTTTTTACTCAGCTGGGTTATAGACAACAGCATTGTCATCTATTGTTATTTCTTTATAATCACCATCTAAATTAACTTTTCCTACAACTGCCCAGCCATCATATTTTCCACCGATTAAATCAACTGTACAGTCTCCAGTTCTCATATCTATGTTATCACTATCAACATTCATTTCTTTTACTAATTCTTTGATTTCTTTCCAAGTTTTTTTCATTTTTAAACTCTCCTTTTCTTTTTCAATCATATCTATTAATTCTTCCAATTCATTTATACTTGCCATTGTTTTTATAAATACTTTTGCACGACTTTTATATGTACTGTATTTATCATTCTTTTTACCTTTTTCAGTCGCTCTATATCTCTGATTTGCTTTGTTTTGCTGCTCTTGGGTTTTATAACCCTTTCTTTTTTTTTCTTCCATTTTATCCTCCTATTTGTGAGGGCTGTTTAAAGCCCTCTATTTTTTAAATCTTCTTTTATACTTTTTAATGAGTTATATCCTGATATAAAAGTTCTTGTACCTCTCCAAATTAGAGAGTATTTACTGTCATTCCCAGATGCGATATAATCATCTGTTAAATCATATTCTCCTTTTCCGTTTTTTAAAACTCTTTCTCTTAATTCTTTTAATCCTTTTAGCATTTTTCATCACTCCTTGATTTTTTATTTTACAAGTGATATAATCTAAATAAATGGAGCTAAGATTAAATCACTCTTAGTTTACCCCTCAGAAGAGGGGGGATAAATTACTTTTCCTTTTTCTCAATTGTAATTGTTAGCGACCAACTCCCAATCACAATTTTGATTTGAAATTTCATTTTATCACCTCCTTTTCCCTTGAGGTACTTTAATAATATCATACTTGTACGAGTATGTCAACACTTTTTTTATATTTTTTTATTTTTTTTCTAATTATTGATAAATTCTATATTTTAAGCAATAAAAAAAGATGGGGTAGTATAAAAACTACCCCTTTATTTAATTTCTTCATCGAAATCTTTCTCTTTTAATTTTTCTGGTTTTATATCTTTTGGATCTGTATCTTTAGTATTACATTTATCGCCCTTGCATTGCTCTAATGCAATTTTTAATTTTTCAGGGATAGGCAATCCTAGCTTACTTGCATTCTCTATAACAGATAGAAACTCTGTTGCTACATAAAAAACTATAACTAAATTACGGATTCCAACGTTAGGCACAAGCTGCTCTATAACTGAGGAACATGAAACTATTATAAGTATAAAGACTTTCTTGCTTATCCCTTTATAGGCTCTAGCACTATTAACTGTTTTAGTTATGTATCCAGCCCAAATTCCAGTTACATAATCCACTAGCATAAGAAATACTAAGACTCTTACGGATAAGTCAAAGCCCCCTAAAGCCCAAACAAGAACAGATATCCAACCTGTCCAAACCATAGCGATACCATTTTTAGCACTTATAAAAAAATCTTCCATTTACTCACCTCTTCTAAAATGGCTAGCTCCGAACATTCTAACCATTCTGTACATTAAATTTCTTTTGATTACACCTACTCCCCATTCTGCCATAATCTCTAAGAAAACTTGATCTGCCTCTTCTCTAGTTACATCTAATGTACACTTGCTAGAGTATAGCCAATCATGGACTACAGCAGCTCTGCCATGTTTTCCAGAACTATTAATTATGTTTCTAAAAATTCTTGGAACTGAGGCATAATCTGTTTTGAATCCTTTTGGGACTGTCACAAGTCCTTTAGATGTTCTGTAAGTATAATCTTCTAAAACTTCCCAATATTTGTCATCAATCGGCATAGTATTTAATCTAGTCATTTCCATGTTTTCCCTCCTTGCTTTTATAGAAATTAATTCTTTGTCTTAAAGTACTAAGATATGCACTCATGTATCTCATTTGGTCTTTTAAGTGCATTTTCTCTACTGGAGACAGATTTTCAAAAGTATCTGTAGTAAAGAATCTATCTAGCTTAATTATTTTATCTTGTAAGTCATCTTTTTCTTTTATTATTCTGTCTAAAAAACTTTCCATTTCTATAACTCCTTTACTTATATGGAACTCTATCTGCACCTTTGATTTGCCAGTGTGGAGCGTCTTTAAAAGTTCTCCAACAATTTCCACCCCACTCAATACCATACTTTTCTAACAGTCCTGCTCTTTTAGCAGCATTGTAGATGTCTTGATAGTAATGGAAATCTTTCCAAGTTCCTTTATACTCTCCATTTACAATTACTCCAATGTCAGCAGCATATCCTAACCCGTCATACTTAACTTGATGATTAGATTTTAGCTTGTAACCATCTACTTTAGTTACTTTTACCCCAGGAGCAGTTCTGCCTTGCTGATACAATTTATTCTGTTCCTCAGCTGTTCTAACCCCAGCGGTTATTTTAAAGTTCCAGGGGCTTATTTTTATAAGTTCTGTCATAAAATTTACCAGGTTTGGATGCACTCCTTTCAGCATTTTTAAACTTGTTTCTGATAATGTATACATTTAAAATCACCTCCTAAAAATGACCTTGTGAGAGCTTGTTTAAGCTTATTAAAAAAAGGTAGTCATATAAAACTACCTTTAATTTATTTAATCCCATTTAATAGCTTCTAATTCTTCAACTGTTGAAACTTCCCTTATTTTCTTAGTTATAGATGTGTATTTGTTTTGAGCTGCAATAACTCTTAATATCCATGAGAAGTAAATTAGATTTAATTCCCCCAATGAAATAGATGCAATAGAGTTATCTTTTAATCTCCATTGAGTTGGTAGCGATTTTAAAAGTGGCTTTAATTTTCCAACTCTCATAGCCATTTTGATTTTTTCTTCTAGCTCTGCATCTACAGGAATACCTAAAGTATCTAAAGCTTCTCTAATTACTTCATAATCTTCTATTTCTCCAGCCATATCCAATGCCATTTTGACTCTAATGAAGTTAATCTCGTCGTATTCTTGCATTTGGAATACTTTTCCATTATGCTCATATGAACCAAACATCTTATCTAGCAGTATTTCTCTGAACTTATGTCTGAAAGTTCTTTTAACATCTTCCATATCTATATCCCAAGTATGTGTAGATGTGTTCCACGTATGATATGAGCTAGGCTGTGGTACAACCTTTAATTTCTTATTTTCTATATACTCTCCTGGGGCTAGTTGAACCTCGATATCTTCTTCGATTAATTCATCTCTAGTCATCTCTCTTATAGTGTTTTTTGCTTCGTCATATGCTGGATATTTGAAAGCTTCATTTCTCTCAATTGCAACATGCTCAGACGGAATAAGCTCTGGATAATCCAGGAATAAATTTCCATCCATAAATTGCATAACTTCATCTGCTGTTAGGTTAACAGTAAATGCAAGATAAGAAACAGCATTATAAATGCTAGGAAAAAATTAGGTATTTTTTAGTTTAATATTACCGAGATTTTTAAATTTATAAAGAATTTATAGTTTTATTTTGTAGCTTTGAGCATATTTTTATATTTTTTCTTAAATATAATTTCTAAGATTTTTATATTTAAGACACTCAAAACAGCATTTTAAAACATAAAAATCTGAATAAATTTAAAAATCTCGGTAATATTAAACTAAAAAATACCTAATTTTTTCCTAGCATTTATAATGCTGTTTCTTATCTCTGTTGGATTAGCTTTAGCTATATAGTGTTTGCTCGTAACTCCACTACTACTGTGATTTGCATAACTAGATGCAAGTCCTAATCCAGCTAAATTATTTATCAAATTAATGCTAGTTTTTCTAAGAGAATGAGGATATAAATCCTCTATCCCTAATATCATACCTAGCTTTCTAATCCTATTTCTAATAGCTCCTTGTGTCATTTGCCTGTACTCTTTTCTGTACTTAGTAACAAAAAACCAATCTACATCTATCCCGTTTTCTGTTCTGTACTGGATCCATTCTTTTATCAACTCTTTACATTTTTGAAAAAAGAAAGCATTAACTATATAGCCCTCTTTCTCCTTAACATCTCTAAAATAACCATTTTCTAAGTCTAGTTGTTCCATTTTTAAATTTTGAATAGCGCTAATCCGACAAGCACTATCCAAAAATAATTCCCATAATATCCTATCTTGCAAGTCATATTTCTTAGATTCAACTTGCATATAAAGCCTAACTGTTAGTATTTGCTCTGTTGTGAGAAAATAACTATTTCTAACCTTGTCTTTTTCTGTAAATCTAAGTTTATCTAATTTAGAATCGAAAGGATGGTACTTAATCTTATTCCGTCTAACACACCAAGCATAAAATGTACTAATTGCAGTAGTCTTATTCATCAAAGTTCTTTTAGAATTCCCTAAACTCCTGCAGTAATTCCTGTAACTTTCCATTATAGTAGGCATTTCTAGTAATGTTTCTTTACTTAGAAGTAACTTATTTTTATAAGCCTTCTGAAACCAAATTAGAAATAATTTAAAATTGTTACAATATGTTTTATAAGTTGTTTCCCATGTTTCCCAGTTGCTACTTTTGCAACTGTTAAGATATTCTAAGTAAATTTCCACATTTTCCTTTTTAAAATTTTCTAATACTACTAAATTCATAATATCCCTCCAATAAATTTATAAAGATATTATATAAAATTAATAGTCTGGAAAATTTCTCAAAACTTGAGGGAGAAAGGTTATATATTCCAAATGCAACTTTTGTAAAAGTGTATAAAATTGCAGGCATGGTAACTCTTATAGTAGATAGTGGAACAGCATTTTTTAATAAAGCTAATATCCCTATTTTTAATATCCCTGAAAAATATAGACCAAATGAAACTCTATATTTTAGTGCTTCTTATAGAAATAATACAAAATCTAATACATTTTTCTTATATGCTAATGGGAATTTAATAAAATCTGAAGCGGATGATAACCTGGGGGCTTACTACTTTACTATCAGCTATCCTGCTAAAATTTAATTAGATAATTTTAATATAAATAAATCTCTTTGTCTACAGATGTAGTCACAATGAGTCCTTGTAATATTTACTATATCAGATGTAGTTAAGTATGCTACAGAGACTATTGTTACATTAGTTTCTCTTCTAGCACTTATGACAGGTATATTAAAATCATGCCTAGTTACAATATTAGAGTTTATCATGATTGTTACATTTTCAGATGTATCTATAGTATTAGTAACTCTTTGTGTTGCTGAAATTAAGTATAAGCCGTTTTCAGTTACAGAAAATTTTTGATTTAAAATATCATTAGCATTACTTTTAAAAATTAACGAAATATTACCACTAAGTTTATTATTGTCTGTTGTAAAATTACCATATTTTGTTAATAAATTTTCCATACTAAAGTGGAAAATCTAATAAAAATTGATAATGGAATTACTGGAAATTATACAAAAGTTGGAGCTTATAGTTTTACATTTTCTAAAATTTATAAGCAAGTTCTAGGAGTTGCTATAAATGTATATAAGATTGGAACTGCAACAACTCTAGAAAATGTATACCTAACTGGTTTTAGTAATACTGGTTTTACATTCGTAAAAGACTGTGTAGATGCAAATAGAGCGAACGACATAAAAGTAGCTTATACAGTTTTTTATATTTAAATTCTACCAATTAAAAGTATAGTAAAACCAGCATTTACGTTAGCAACTTCAAATGTTTGTGTCGCAGGATTATACCAACCAACAACAGGTTGTCTATTTGTTGCATATAAGTCACCGTTATTATCTTCGATACTTATATAAACTCCATTTTGAAAAGGGACAGGTGATTTTATTGTAGTTTTAGTATAATCTGTAATTACACTAATGCTCATCATACACGTAGCGAAATTACCTATTTGCGTAATGTATGAAGAGCAAGAACTTATGTTAGACATACCTGTCGTTCCTGTAATGACTCTATGACTGATTAGATTTTCCATTCTTATTGGAAAATTTATTCAAATATTCTGAAATTTTCAAAGGTAGAGCTGGAACAAAAGGACAGGTACTGGGGAGTATTCCCAATAATTCAAAATTTATAGAAATAATAGGATTAAATTATGCTGATGATAATAATTTTTACTATTTTACTCCAATCATTTTAAGAACAGAAATTGTAAGAAATAAAGAGGTAGCAATTGCGGTAGGTATAACATCAGACATTAGAGAATTTATATTGAGTTTTAAAAACAACTTAATAACAATTACCTACTCTGCAGTTCCAAACTCTTCAGGAAATAATAACTTTATCAGTCAAGTTTTATCTATAAATGGTTAAGTTAAATTTCATTTTAAAAAAGTTGTTAACTGTCCCATAAATGTATTTGTGAGAGGGTTTCTAATATCTGTAGAAGAAACCATTAAAACATCATTAACTAAAGAAAAATGCCCACTAGTTCCATTATTTCCTGTGATGGCTGTTGCAGTATTATGACAACTATAAGGTAAATTACATTTATATGTAATTCCATAATTTACTTTTTCTATATTATATGTATAAGCAGCAACAAGAATTAAATTACCACATTGAAACACAGTAAATTTTATCCCAGTTGGAGTTGAATATAATTCTTGAACTTTAAATATTGATAGATTTTCCAATAAGAATGGAAAATTTCTCAAAACTTGAGGGAGAAAGGTTATATATTCCAAATGCAACTTTTGTAAAAGTGTATAAAATTGCAG